GGGAATTGGTGTTTTATTTGCAGTCACGGAAAGGATGAAAAGCATTTGAAGTACGGATTTAATACAAAGCCAGACGACAAAGCCAAAACACACATAAATCGGTATATTGACAAGCACAATTTACATAAGTATAGTATAGTGTGTGAATTTGGCGATAAACACCAGTTAATTCGTGATACCAGTCACGCTAAATTCGAATACAATGTTTACTGGGCGTTGAGTCCAGCGAGTGACTGGGTGCAGACGAACTTTGCAGATGGGCGCAGAGGTTTCTGCATTGAGGAAATTGCCGATAATTTCAAGACATTTACAAGCATACAACTATGAATTATAACAATGACTTTAAATATGATTTACAATTAGGGCAAGTAAAAGAAAAAGAATTGGGTGCTATTTTTCAAGACGCTAAAATTGAGGTAAAATATGATTTACAAGCACTTACTACTGGCAATGTATTTGTTGAATATGAAAGCAGAAATAAACCAAGTGGAATAAGCACAACTCAAGCAGATTATTATTGCTTTGTTTTTGGAGATACTTGGCATTTAATAAAAACAACTTTGCTAAAAGAAAGATGCAGAGAATATCTAAATACCAATAGAGATAAAAAAGGGGGAGATATGAACACAAGCAAAGGAATACTTTTACCCATAAATAAACTATTCTAATTATGAAAAAAGCAATATTAATCATCCTTTTATTTAGCGTGAGCCAAGCGCAGGTCAACAAGAAGAAACTGCGAAGCAATATAAAAGACTGCGAGAGCGCATTATCTGCTTGTTTAAGCGCAAAAGATACAATAAGTGATACTATCTATATCTATAGTTCAAAAGAAGCCGTAAAAGTCGCAAAACAAGTCGAAAAGACGAAGCGTAAAGTAAAGGTGCAAGAAACAAAGCAGAATAAGAGCAACAACAAAACCGATGTGAAAACCGATTGGTTTTTAAACTTGATGCAAGGAATGACACGAATGACTGCTATACTAACTGCTGGAGGTTGTGTGGGCGGTGGCGTAGTGATTACAAAGTTATTACAAGCAGCAAAATCTAAAATAAGTTGGCTGAATTGGCTGCCTATTTAATGTGCATAAAAAAATAAAAAACAAAAGTATAAACGACTTATCTTTACGACTCTATGACGCCCTAATCTGGGTAGTTTCATTGTTTTTGTTTTGGTGCGCATCGTAACTGGTGCGCACTTTTTTTTTAATTATTTTTATTTTTTTTCTTAAAAAGTTTTTGTTTTTAAAAAATGTTTGTATATTTGTGTTGTCAATATGACAAAACATAAACAAAACACAATGAAAAATCAAAACAGATTACAAAAGATTCAAACAAATGAACTTCTTCAAATGTATGCAAACGCCGACGTTACTTGTGGGTGTATTGGACATTGGAAAGGTAGCCAAAACGAAATACTTAGAGAAGAGTATGCAACCGAATTAGATAGAAGAGGGATTAAAGTGCCTAAAACACTTGCAGAAAAGCTTGATAAATCTTTTGTTGCAAACGTGGAAATACCAAAAGGGGAGTTCAACGGGAATGGTTCTTACTAATTGGGCAAAACGGAGGATGCCGAAAATCCGAAACAGAGTAGGCTAATTTTAAAACAAAATACAATGGAATCACTAAACAATTTTTTTAATCAACTAAATGCAATCAACGAGCATTTTGAAAACAATTTTTTCACACCAAAAGAAAATACAATGATAGAACAATTAAAAGCAGAACGCAAAAGACAAAAGATTAGCAGAGCCACAATAGCACCAAAACTCGGTGTTACTGAGGCTACATTATTCAACTGGGAAAGTGGCAAGAACGACATTACATTTAACAAGTTTTTAGATTACGCCAAGCTACTTGGAATAGAAGTAAGCATCGAGTTTGAAAACAAGCAAAATAACAAAGTTAACCAATCGTTAGAAATAGTAGAGCGACTAACCGAGTTAAAGCTACCTAAAAGCCTTAACGACAGAAACGAGTTAGATGGCATCTACACTAATACTTATTTCGAGTGCGAAAGTTTAACGGATGAGGAGATAGAGATTTCATTATGCTTTAATGATTTAGATGTTTGGTTTGATTACGTTATTGAACGTGATGCAGTTATTGAACATTTTTACACCACTAACAGTCAATATGAGGCGTTAGTTGATATGGACTATTTAGCAGAGAAACAAGCGTGGGTAAGCTACGAAGAGATTGAGTTGGATTACGAGCAAATATTCGATTATTTAGTACGGACTGGCGAGATTGCCAATTACTTACAATATCAATTAGAGGAATGAGAATAAGAAGCACAGTAAAACCCGATATTCAGTTAAGCTTTAACGACTGGATAAAATACATTAAAGAACAAGTAAACAAAACTAAAAAATAAAGCAATGGAAAATTTAGCACTAATAACAGAAAAAGATTTGAGTTTGGTAGAGGAAAACTCGCTGAACGCACAACAACTTAAACAACTACTTAAAAAGACTCCCGATAGATACGTTCACAAGCGACCAGCTAAAGGTGGTGGAAGTTGGGACTATGTTACTGGCGGATATGTTAAAAAGGTCTTAAACTTGATGTTCGGATGGGATTGGGATTTTGAAATAATGGATGAAAAAATCATTCACGGAGAAGCAGTAGTTAAAGGTAAATTAACTTGCCGTACAAATGGGCGCACCATTGTAAAGATGCAATATGGGAATAAAGACATAATGACTAAACGAGGAAGCAATGAGCCATTGAGCATAGGTAACGACTTAAAGGCTGCCGCTACTGATGCACTTAAGAAGTGCGCTGCTGAAATTGGTATCGCTGCTGACATTTATAATAAGATGGATTTCAACGAGGTTAATGTTCACGTTCCGCAATCAAGAGATTGGAAAGCAGAATTAGAAGCGGAGAACTCAATTACTGGACTTAACGAAATATGGCGTCAAATGTCCGAGAATGAGCAGGTAAGGTATAAGCTATTGTATACTGAAAAATTAAATGAGTGCGGATTGTCTTAAATTTAAAAAATATTATTAACTTAGCGTAAACAAAAACAAACACAATGAAAAAAGCAGAAATTTACACAATCGTAAGAAAAGGTCAACACTACGACACCAACGACCAAAGGTTTTATGAGTATAGCTGGGAATGCACCAAAGATTCAAAGCAGTATCTTGAGATGCTTATCAAGAACGACCCAAGAAAATTTCAAGACTGCTCAATAATTGCTAACGCTTAAAACAAAAAACAATGAATTTCGATAACTACATTTTTCGCAGTCATATGGTAGGTAACATTATATCTGTTCCGAAGCCATTAACACCTAACCAGTTTGAAACATTAGCAGACTACCGCAAACGTCAAGCTGGAGAAGGCAGACCATTAACCGACAATCAACTTAAAACTTGGCACTCATTAGAGCATAAGCACAACGAAAGCCAAACGTATAAGCTAACCGACACCGCTAAACGCATCTGCACCGATTTAGTCTTTGAAGCTCGTACTGGGCGCAAATCAAAACTTGAAACCAAGTACTTTGACAAGGGCATCGAAAAGGAAAAAGATGCTCGAGATTTAGTAAGCGAGGTTTTAGGTAGACCATTCACTAAAGACGATGAGCGCAGAGCCAATAGTTGGGTAACTGGTAAGCGTGACATCCAAGACGATAACTTGATAATAGACATTAAGACATCGTGGTCGTTTGAATCGTTCAACAAGCACTTACTTGACAATCCTAACGAGGTTTATTTACGCCAGTTAGATAGTTATATGGACTTATGGAACATTAACGATAGTTTACTTTGCCACGTTTTAGTCGATACACCTGCAAAGCTAATAGATGACGAGATACGCAGACTTGATTGGAAGTATAATATAACAGATATGAACGGAGATGTTAGAGATGAGTTTGTAGCTGATGTCGTGGAATTGGTGCAGAATCACATCTTTACTCGCAAAGGACTTGAGGACTATTGTTTACAGTCAAGCAACGTACATTTAGAGTGGTTTGCAGACTTTAACGAGATATTAGTTGCCGAGAGGCTGCATATGATACCTCATTCATTTGATAAGCTACGCATCCAGCAAAGAAACGAGTGCATCACATTGGCTCGTGAGTATATGAACACAGTAAAACCAATAAATAATATTATTAAACTTTAAAAAACAAAAACAATGACAAGAGCAAAAACCGAAGCCTTTATTCAAGGCATCACAGATGGCACATTTCAAGGAGATGCAGCCACGATTTATAACCTTATCAAAGATAAGCACGTAATGACTTTACCCGAAATATCAGTAATTTTGGACAAATCTTTAAACCAGTTCAGCGGTCGAATTTCCGAGTTGCTTGACGCTGGTTTAATCAAAGAAATGAAAGGCGAAAAGTATAGTCTATTTCGAATAACACAAAGTGACCAAGAACGCTATGAATGCGCCAAGATGCGACACGATGAAAAGATTGAAAAGCTACGCAAGAAAGCGGATGAGTTAGGTTATTTTTTAGTCAAAAAAATGTGGTAAGATGGAAGCTGAAATAAAAAATAGGAGTAACATAAAACTATACAATATTGACTGTATGGAATATATGAAAAATTGCAAGGATAAACAGTTTGACCTTGCAATAGTTGACCCTCCTTATGGAATAAACTTTGGCGAATTTAATAGAACGAACAAAGCAAGCAACGGTGAAAGATATAAAGCTAACAAGTATAAAAACAGCGATTGGGATGATGCAATACCCACGGATGAATACTTTATTGAGTTGATGCGTATAAGTAAAAACCAAATTGTTTGGGGTGGCAATTATTTTCCTTTTCTTTGGAAGAACGGATGTAAGGGTTTTGTGTTTTGGTATAAAGGAAACCCCGTGCCTAATTTTAGCGATGGCGAGCTTGCTTGGACAAGTTTTAACAAAGTAGCTAAACAATTAGATTATAGGTATTACGGAAATTTAGAAGGGAAAAGTAGTGCAAGCGAAAAAGTACACCCTACACAAAAACCAGTTTCCTTATACAAATGGTTGTTAGAAAACTACGCTAATAAAGGTGATAAAATACTTGACACTCATTTAGGAAGTGGAAGCATTGCAATAGCTTGTGATGATTTAGGATTTGATTTAGTCGGTTGCGAGTTAGATAAAGAATATTACGATAACGCGGTAAAGCGTTTAGAAACACATAGAAGTCAATTAAAAATGTTTTGAGATGGAAGCAGGAAGTAAAGTAAAAGTATATCTTGGCAATGTGGCGTGTTGTTATGGCATAACTACTGGCAAAGCAAAGAAAATGAACGGAGTTACGATTTATGAATTGCAAGAATGTAATCCGTTTGACACTTGGGATGCTGACTATTTTCGAGATGCTAACGAGGTGTCGTTTGACATCAAATTTGCAAAGGAAATTAAGACCTATAACAACGGAAAAAGGGTATATTTGAATACTGGAACATTCAACTATTACAAGATGAAAAAAGAATGTTTCAAGTACGAACAACAAACACTATTTTAAGAGATATGAGTAACGAAAGACAATTTAGTAAAACAATAGTGCTATGCTCACTATTAGATTTGGCGATGGAAGAACTGGCGATGAGCAAAGAATTTAAGCGCAGAACAAAGCTTTATAAAGGAGTTTTAGAACGTGAACTTAAACGCCAACAATTAGCCGTTGAAATCGAATGCGGAAAGCAAGTAGCTGATGATGGTTTAGCTGCTCAAAATCAGTTAACCCTCCAAGTAGATTACATTTTAGATGTTATCTTCGGAATCACAGAAAATAAAGAACTGGTTAAAAGCATTGAGGAACACTTGATGGGTGATTAATTACAAATTTTGTAATTATATCGCTTTATCTTAGACAAACATTAAAACACTACGTTATGTTTAAACAATTTATTAAGTGCGTATGGCTAACAATGGTTTCACCGTTGGGGTTAGTAGTGTTTCCTGCTATACGCACTCCTTATATTAAAACACTACAATATGGCAACAGATAAAAAATCATTTATTCTTTATTGCGACACTCAAGATTTAATTAATCAGCTTCCAGACGAAGTAGCGGGTAAGTTGTTAAAGCATATTTTTGCATACGTTAACGACGAAAATCCTCAAAGCGATGATATACTGCTTAATGTAGCATTTGCACCTATAAAGGCTCAATTAAAACGTGACTTAAAAGCTTATGAGGGTAAGCGAAAAGAAAGAAGTAGGAGTGGAATACTTGGCAATCTTAAAAAGTATCACGAAGACTTATACGATAGAGTGGTTAGCGATGATTTGACGATAGATGAAGCGCAAAATATCGCAAAATCTCGCATAGCGATACAAAGCGACGCAAAACTCGCTGATAATGTTAATGATAATGGTAATGTTAATGATAGTGATAATGATATTCTTTTAGAAAAAGAAACAAAAAGTAAGCGATTTAATTTTAAAAATGAATTAATTGCTTTAGGAGTTAATGAAAGCATTGCATCCGATTGGTTAAAAGTTAGAAAGAATAAAAAAGCAACTAACAGTAAAACTGCTTTTGAGGGATTGGTTACTCAATTTGAAAAGTCTGGCTTAAGTGCAAATGAATGTATTAGGATTGCTACACAACGTTCTTGGGCGGGATTTAATGCTGACTGGGTTAAGCAAAAGAATACAGAAGTTAAAGACAATTTCTCAATATCTAAAATAGAAGTATGAAAATAGATTTTATAGCAAACGACAATTTTGGCAAGTACCAGCCGAAGCAAGTAAAAATATCTTCGGACATTGGAGATGTGATTAATGCGATTGGCAAAAAGTATGAGCCAAGTTTTGAGATAAAGACAGATTTTGATAAGTGGCTTTACAACAATATGATTTACTATTTCACGGATAGTCCAAAATGCGAATGGAACTTAAGCAAGGGTTTACTATTTCACGGAAGAAAGGGATTAGGAAAGTCTTTAAGTTTTAAGATTTTTAAAAAATTGTATTACTACAAGGTTCATTTTAACTTTGAATTGGCTAACAAGAAATTTGACATTCAAGAAATGGACAATCTCAAAGGCAATGTGCAGACATTCTACGAGAAGTGCAAAACATCATTATTCTGCGATGAGATAATGCGAGAAACGAAAGATGATAGCAAGATAATCAACGACTATGGCACAAAAGAGCAGCCGTTTAGTACTGGAGTGCATCAAATGTATCGGAGTTTTTGCGACAAAGGTCAGTTGTATCATTTCACTACGAACTATTGGAATGTCAACGGCTACGAAAATGGAAAGCTAATTAGCGATACATACGGAAGTGAGATACACGATAGGCTGATTGAGATGTGTAACATTATTGAGTTTAAAGGAGAAAGTAAAAGGATATGAAAATGGAAGTTAAGGTATTAGATTTATTTAGTGGTGCTGGTGGATTTTCAAAAGGAATAGAGATGGCTGGTTACACAATTACTAAACACTATTTTTCGGAAATAGATAAACACGCAATAGCAAACTATTTGTACAATTTTAAAAACGCAGAATATTATGGAACAGTTACAGATGTTCAAGGAAGAAGAAATGAAGTTGACATTATCACCTTTGGGTCACCTTGCCAAGATTTTAGCTTGGCTGGAAAACGAAAAGGGATGGAAGGAGAAAGAAGTAGTCTTATTAGGGAAGCAATTAGGCTCATTGATGAAATCCGACCAAGTATTTTTGTGTGGGAAAATGTTAAAGGAACATTCAGCAGCAACAATGGCGCAGACTTTTGGGGAATTATCTCTGCCTTTGCCAACATTGGGGGTTATAGACTTGAGTGGCAACTGCTTAATACAAGCTGGTTTTTACCCCAAAATAGAGAGCGAATATACCTTATCGGACATCTTGCAGAAAGAAGTGAGCGAGGAGTATTTCCTATCGGAGAAGAAGATGAAATTAATTACGAAAGAAAAGGATACGAAGAAGCAAATCAAGGAGTAATAGGTTATTCAAGAGATTCTAAAGGTAAAATTTTAAATTATCACAAAAAAAATATTGCAAATACATTGCATTCAAGTAGTGGTAGTGGCGGTAATACTGACCAATATGTTTATAATAACAAAGCTTTGAATAAAACGATAAAAGAAAATAATCTAAAGCAAGGAGAAGTAAAAGCACTTGATTTATATAATCATAAAGCAAGGGATATTTCGCCAACATTGAAAGAGCCACATCATAATGATTTAAGGCTATATGATGGTTTACACATTCGCAGACTTACTGAAATAGAATGTGAAAGATTACAAGGCTTTCCAGACGATTGGACAAAATATGGAATCTACGATGGCAAAGTAAAGGAAATACCAAGAACGCAAAGGTATAAATTAATGGGTAACGCAGTCACTACTGAAGTAGTCGCTGAAATATTTAGAAGAATCAATTTGAAGTAATGGCAACAATAAAACAAATATCACTAATTGAGGCGCAAATGGCTATATTTGTAATCAAGAAGCTACTGCAAAAAGTAGATGATGAAGCCATAAGCCAAGCAATCAGTAAGCTAAAGGATGAAGATTTTGAAGAACTGGTAAATATCTTGATTTGGCTGGGTTATGAAGAAAAAACAATTAATCAAATACTAAAATAAAAACAATGAAAAAAATGAAACCAACAGAATTAACAATTCAAGTCTACATAATGATATGTATACAATTCGGATATACCTATGATTACTTATTAGATTATGGAGTAGATATGTTTAAGAATTCATTTAAAACAGAAAGAAGTAGACAACGGAAAAGAATAAAAGAAATACTTGAAAGTATTAAAAATGAATACGCTTATGGAACTACACCAAATGGAAATAGAGTATTTGGTAAATTTGATTTTGGTGATGAAGCAATTTGTTATTTATGGGAAGAAAAACAAGTAGACCCTAATGACGAAACAAACACAATAAATGTATTACACGAAGTATTGGCAGATTCTATACAATTTAAAAAACTACTTTAACAATGAAACAAATAAATCACGCTTTAATTAGCAACTACCACGAGGGAATGAAAAGAAAGCAATTAACTCCCGAAGATTTCCGTAAATTATACAATAGAATAATTGCAGACTATCAGCTGGAAGAATACGCAAATAGCAGAAACGCAGATGTGGTATGCATAAGACAAGCTATAATGAAAATAGCACGAGCGAGAACAACTTTAAGCCTTAAACAAATTGGCTCTATTTGGGGAAAAGACCATTCTACTGTTATTCACGGACTCCGCAGGGTGGAAAACGCATACGATACTAATGACGATATTTATTTAGACTGGGAGTCGGAGGTGTACAGATATTTTTAAAAACAAAGAAATGGACATAAAAAAACTAACAGACAACGAGTTAAGCACTTTAATCAAGGAGTGCAGAAAGGAACTTGAACAGAGAAAGCAGAGCCTTGAGGATGTACTACTAGAAGACGATTTTCAAAAATACAAGAGCAAGTATGCACGACTAACTTTATTCTACGATTTTTGCAGAGGTGTATACTCGGTTACCGAAGGTCAACTAAAAGAAAAGAATCAAAGCAAAAAAAAGCGCAATATTAGAAACGCAGTTATTAACTACTTGCTTTCGGAGGGTTTTAGCCATCAAGATATTGTAGATGAGTTTGATTTAGCAAGGACAAGTTTAAGCAGTCCGATTAGCTATCACGAAAAGTACTACAAGCTTGATAAGAATTACACCGATATTTATGAGGATGTAAAACAATTTTTTGAGGATTAATAGTACAAATATATTGTGTTACCAATGGCAAAAATAAACTTGGATAAATACTACACACCTGCCGATTTAGCAGAATATTGTGTAAATAAAACAAAAAAGATAATTGGAGTTGAGAATATAACTGAATGGCTTGAACCAAGTGCAGGAGCAGGAGTATTTTTACCTTACTTGGATAATAACTACCTTGCTTTTGATATTGAACCCGAAGCAGAAAACATTGAGAAAAAGAACTACCTTGAATTAGACTTAACGTACCTTAAAGGCAGATGCGTAATTGGAAACCCACCATTTGGAACACGCAACACTTTGAGCGTTAAGTTTTATAAGAACAGTTTAAAATATGGTGATTACATTGCTTTTATACTACCCGCAAGCCAGTACAACAATAACCAACAAATGTATGAGTTTGATATGGTTTATAGTGAACTTTTGCCTATTGTTGAGTACTGTGGTGTAAAATTGCAATGTGTGTTTAACATCTACAAAAGACCATTAAATGGTCTTAACACAAAACCCGTTGATTATAAACTTACGGATGTAACAGTGATGGAATACCGAAGGAACGGAACATACCCTAAACCTATTGATTACGACTTTGGAATGTGTGCTTGGGGGAATGTTGGCAAACAAGTTGAGTATGTGGGGCAATTTGCACAAGAAAATTATATAAAAGTAAATAATTATAAATATAAAGAGCAAGTTATGGAATTGATGAAAAATACTGATTGGAAAAATTTATACCCTTACATAAGCACACCAAAAATTCAGACTTGGAAGATTTATAAATACTTAAAAGAACAGATACCTAAATTAAATTAAAAAGTGATGTCTAAAATTATGTACAACAAACGAAAATGTAAAGAGTGCAAAAAGGTGTTTGAAAAGAAGCAACCATTACAATATGTTTGCAGTCCTATTTGCGCTATAAACTATGCAAAGAAAAAGGAGAAGTCTAAATGGCAGAAAGAGAAAAAACAGCGATTGATTGACCTTGAAAGCATAAGAGGTATTCAGTCCAAGTACATCCAACCAAAAGTTAACGAGTTAGTGCGAATAATTGACAACAGTCAGCCTTGTATTGCTTCGGGTACGTTTGGCAAACAAAATGCGGGACACTACTATCACGCTGGAGGCAACCCGCAAATTAGATTTAACCTACATAACATCCACATTCAGTCTTTTCACTCGAATAGTGCTTTAGCTGGAGATGTTTTAAGGTATCGTGAGGGAATTAAGCGAGTTTACGGATTAGATTACTTGGAGTTTATGGATTCATTAACTCAAACGCCCACAATTAAGCGTACAAAGACTTTCTACCTTGAGTTGAACAATAAGCTTATCGAAGTGAAAAAGTGGCTTAAAACGCAAACAAAGGGGCAAATACAAGATTCTGCGAGTAGAATACGACTGCGAAACGAGGTAAACTTGCTTTTAGGAATTTATAACAAAGAATATTGCATTTTTAAATAAAAAGTGTTATCTTTGACAAGTCGTAGCGATGTCTAATTAACATCTGCAAAAGGTTAGCTGAATTACCTGCTACGATTCTTTTTTCAATTCAGCACAAAAAATTCAGTTATGGAAGAAATTTGGAAAGACATTAAGGGTTATGAGGGGCTTTATCAAGCAAGTAATTTAGGTAGGATTAAAAGTTTGTCCAGATGGATAAGGAACTCGCCAAACGGTGGAATGATGCTAACCAAAGACAGAATTATTAAACAAATTATAGACACCAGAGGCTATTTTTGCGTAAACATATATAAAGAAACCAAAAGAAAGAAAATGTCAGTTCATCAGTTAATAGCAATGGCATTTCTTGACCACGTTCCAAACGGCTACAAAGTTGTAGTTGACCACGTAGACAACGACAAGTTAAATAACAAATTAGAAAACCTACAATTAACCACAAATAGACACAATTCATCTAAAGATAAAACTGGCGGAAGCAGTAAGTATGTGGGTGTTTCTTGGAGTAAAGCGAACAGAAAATGGCATACGAGGATAAGGGTAAATGGTAAAAAAGAGCATTTAGGGTATTTTCAAAATGAAATAGATGCGCACAATGCATATCAAAATAAATTAAAAGAAATAATTAATTAAACAATTTAAACTAAAAAAATTATGAGCAAACTATTAACTGGGTCTATTGACCTTTCAAAAATCGACAAGACAAAAATCGTATCTGTAGACAAGGAAGGTAATTCGTTTAAGAATAACGCGAAGTACCTCAACATAGTAGTTTGGGTGAATGACGAACCAGACCAATACGGGAATACGGCTTCAATCCAAATAGGTCAATCTAAAGAGGAACGGGAAGCAGGAGTGAAAGCCACCTACATAGGCAACCTAAAGGAGCCACAGGCCAGAACTAATGAGCAGACAAGTGCAAGAACTGCATCAGTTGAGGACACACTACCATTTTAAAGATATGAAACAGATAGACAGATGGCTGATAGCCTTATACATCATTATGCTCTATATGACGTATGAAGTAAACCGATTAATAGAGGGAAACTTTTTTAACTGATGTGCATAACTTGAAAAAATAAAGAAGCGAATATTTGTTATATTTAAGCCGATTTGATTTGGTTAAATGAGTAGGTGTTTGAGGTAAGACTTTGCACCTACTCTTTTTAAGTTTAAGGAATGGCAAATGTTTACTTTAGATGATTTTGAGGAGTGTGCTGAATTTATATTAGAATATGGTGTTTATATCGCATTGTTGGTTATGGATTGGCTCGAAAAAGAGGAGAGATACGAGGAGTGCGAAATAATTTACCTAACAATACTAATAATGAACTTATCAAACGACTGGGATTTGCCGAGTAAACTAACCGAAACAACATTTGAGGAGTTATGCGCTATGACTAATCAAGATAGAGATGAAGAAGATTATAGAATGGTAGCGTACGAGATAATAAAAAGCATTGAATGAATTGGTATTTAGAAAAAATCACAAAGGTTAAGTCAAACCCAAACAATCCAAGATTAATAAAAGACGACAAATTTCACAAGCTAGTTAACTCCATTAAAGAGTTTCCAAAGATGCTGGAGATACGCCCTATTGTAGTTAATGACGATATGATAGTTTTAGGCGGAAATATGCGTTTAAAGGCTTGTAAGGAAGCAGGACTAAAAGAAGTGCCAGTAATTAAGGCAAGTGATTTAACAGAAGAAGAACAACGCCAGTTTATAATCAAAGATAATGTAAGCGGTGGCGAGTGGGATTGGGATATGTTAGCTAACGAGTGGGATATTGAGCAGTTAGACGAATGGGGCTTAGATGTTCCAGTATTCCCACAAGTAGAATTAGAGGCAGAAGAAGATGACTTTGACACTACACCACCAGAAGAACCAGTAACAGTATTGGGCGACCTTTACGAAATTGGAGAGCATCGTTTACTTTGTGGGGATAGCACAGATAGTGACCAAGTTGCAAATTTGATGAATGGGGAGAAAGCGGATATGGTTTTTACTGACCCACCTTATGGTATGTTTCTTGATACTAACTATTCAGTAATAAAGGGTTCTAAAAATGCTAAAATAAGTGGTGGGGGTAAAAACTATTCAAAAGTAATTGGCGACCATAACGATTTTACCCCAGAATTGATACATACAATCTTTACTTGTTTTAGCGATGTAAAAGATATTTTTATTTGGGGAGCTGATTATTTTGCAGAATTAATTCCTAATAAAAATGATGGTAGTTGGGTTGTTTGGGATAAACGTGGAAGCGAAGATGCCGATAAAATTGTAGGTTCATCATTTGAGCTATGTTGGTCAAAACAAAAGCATAAAAGATTGATTGCACGAATTAAATGGATGGGGGCATTTGGAAGTTCTGATGCAAGAAACAGAGTTCATCCAACTCAAAAACCAATAAAATTAGCTGAATGGTTTTTTAATCAATGGGGAAGTAGCAATGGCTTAGTTGCTGATTTATTTCTTGGTAGTGGAACAACAATGGTCGCATCACATCAACTCAATCGAAAGTGCTACGGAATGGAACTTGACCCAAAATACTGCGATGTAATAGTAAAGCGAATGAAAGCACTTGACCCAAGTTTAGTTATAAAACGAAACGGAGTAGAAACAAAAGAATTTGAATAATGGCATACGACAAAGACAAGATATACGAACAAGCAGAGGAAGCAATAAAAAAGAACAATTTATTCTTTGTTGAGGATATAGTGGCTTTTTTACCTTGTTGCAAAAAAACATTTTACGAGTTCTTTCCAGTAGGAAGTAACGAATTACACACCCTTAAAGATTTATTAGAAGATAACAAGATAAAGACAAAATCAAGCATTAGAGCAAAGCTATGGAAGTCAAATAGAGCGAGTGAGTTATTGGCTTTATACAGATTAATAGCAACACCAGAAGAACACCAAAAACTTAACCAGTCTTATGTGGAACAAACTACAAAAGTAGTTGAGCCAACTAAGTATATTATCGTTAATGATTCGGATACTACCACATCAAGCTAAATTCTTAAAGAGCAATGCAGTACATACTGGATTAGTTGCTGGCTTCGGTAGTGGTAAAAGTATCGCAGCTACGATTAAGACTATTGAAAAAAAGAAGCAGTACCCGAATATCTCAGTAGCTTATTATCTACCTACGTACTCCCTAATAAAAGACATCGCATTCCCTAACTTTGAGAAGTACCTGCAAATAATGGGCATCACTTACGACCTTAATAAGTCGGATAAGGAGTTTAATACCGAATATGGTAAGATAATAATGCGTTCTATTGATAGTCCAGAATACATAATTGGGTATGAGGTAGGGTATAGCTTAATAGATGAGGCAGACATACCGCCAAAGGACAAAATGCGCCAAGTATTAGTTAACGTAGTAGCAAGGAATAGGAAGAAACTACCTAATGGAGACCATAACTCGTTAGACTTTGTAAGCACTCCCGAGGGGTTTAGATTTATGTACGACTTTTTCGTTAAAAATAAGGATGAAAATAGAGTGCTGGTTAAAGCGAGAACAAAAGATAACCCATATCTGCCAAGTGCGTACATTGAAACCTTAAAAGGCATCTATTCAGCTACGGAATTAGAGGCTTATTTGAATGGCGAGTTTGTAAACATAACAAGCGGGAATGTTTACTATGCTTTTGACAGAGTAAATAACCATTCCGACCGAGAAGCACAAGAGGGCGAAATATTGCACGTTGGAATGGACTTTAACATTAATCAAATGTGCGCTATTGTAAACGTGATAGACAATGGAGTGGCAACTGCGGTAGCGGAATATATCAATTACTACAACACTGATGCAGTAGCGAGTAAGATAAAGCAAGACTTTCCGAATAACCGGGTAATAGTGTACCCGGATGCAAGTGGTAAGAATAGAAAAACAAGCGCAGCAGAAACAGACATCAATATACTTAAGAAGTACAACTTTGGAATTAAGGCACTAACAAGCAATCCATTTGTAAGAGATAGGATTAACACGATGAACAAGGTATTTGAAAATCAAACGGTTTTTATAAATACCTATAAATGCCCTATCTTTACAGAGCATTTAGAAACGATAGGATATAAGAACGACGAGCCAGACAAGAGCATCAACCACAGTACGGATGCGATGGGTTATTTCGTTTGGTATAATTACGGAAAGGCTAAACCAAAAGTGTACCTATGATTGAGTTAGAGGTGCAGATATTAGAACTAATTGAAAAGCTAAATAACTGCCCTAATTTAAGGGATGAAAATAAGTTGTATAAATTACTTGCAAAGATAGAAGATGAACGAATACAGAATAACGGCAAACGGCAAAGAGAAAAAAATAGTTAAGCTACCATCTGGCAGACACGAGGTTACTCTTGAGCAATGGAATAACGCTTACAAGTATGTAGAGTTAGCAGTAGAGGCTAATAGACTATTTGAGGAGGGTAAACTTGAAGAAAGCCAAGCAAAGGGCATAGAGTCTATGTGCGGAACTATCGCAGCGTTAGGTGTAGGAATTACCCTCGATGAGTTAATGAGTGTAGATTATAATAAAATCAACAACTTGTTTTTAATTCAGTTTGGCTGGTTAAGTGAAGAAAAGCCAAAGCGCAACTTTAATATAAAGGGCAAGAAGTTTAGTGTACCGAAATTTGAGCAAGGTACTTGTGGTGACTTTATGGATGTGATGAGTTTACTTGCTATGCACGAGGAATATAACGATGCAGAGAAAGGATTACTTATTGCTGCGGTTTATATGCGAAACGGAGAGTACTATCAAGACCTTGAAGAAATTAATCAGCGTATTGAGTTCTTAAAGAAGTACGGCAGAATGGATTTATTTTACTCGTGCGCTTTTTTTTTGTTGAGTTCGTTGAGGAGTTACAAAATAGACACCCAGCGACATTTGGCAGTAGTAGAGGAAATGGAAAGGCTAACAAGTACCTTAGTCAGCTGGGCTACTATCCTCTATTCGCAAGTGTCGCAGAAGCTGGAGTCTTTTCATACGATGTAGCGTGGTGGAAGTTTTGGCGAAAGGATTTAAACAGATTCGACCAAGTGCTGAACACAAGATTAGACGAGGTTATGGCTTTTATTGAATATAAGAGTGCATCGGCTCAATAATTAAAAAATTTGTAATTTAGAATAGTTAAATTTACCGAGATATGAACTTGCTTGAGTTAAGGAATAGAATACGAGATAAAGCCATAGATAATGGTCTTACTTATACAGAGATAGAAACACTTTTTGACGTCAACTTATTGTTAGAGCAAACTATGCCTTGCCTTATGTGGCGTTATAGTGGCGAAACCAATAACTTTGACGAAGTAGGCACAGAGATGAGCCTAAATGTTTACTTGATAACGACGTTTCCCGATAGCGTAAGAGTAGAAACAGATACATACCAACGTGATTACATAGTTACCCAACAAAATGCGCTTAGAACGTATTTTTACGACTGGTTACAAGCCATGCCGTTTGAGAGTGGGGACGATTATTTAGAGATAATAAGCACAGAGGAAATTCCAATAGCTGAAAGGTTAGGAATAAATGAGTTTTTAACTGTTGATTTCCGGGTTAATATTTCTATTAAGCGTGATTTCTGCGTAGACCCAGAGCAGATAGCACCTACACCAAGTCAAGTGCAAGTGTATTTTAACGATGTGTTGAGATACACCCAAGCATGTAACATGGATTTAGAACTTATCTTAAAGAATCAAGACGGCGATTTAATCAACGATGCTACTTTTACTGGATATGAAATAGTAGTAACGCAGGGCGGTGGAGATGCAAGAGTAAGCAATAGTGATGATTCATACGATGTTAACGTAGCAAGTGGTGGAGATTTAGAACTACCAGATGAAGATATTACTTTAAATGGTGGCGCATTTCTAACCAAGCCAAGCGTAAAAGACCAAGACATCGAACTTGTTGATACAAGCGATGCACCGATTACTCCAGATAGCGTAGTGGGAAATAAGATAGTAGTTGACACATCTGCTGGGTGTTCTGCAAAAGGATTAATGCCGTTAAAAACTGGACAAACTACAAGCTATGCTACTGGCGATGATGGCGATTTGCAGCGTGGTAGATTAGTGAATTATACTACATTGCCCTACAATAACGGATTCGGAAGTACTGATAGGTTTACTGATGTATTAGGTGGTCAAACATTTACCAGTAATATAGTAATAGACTGGTCTACTTGGGATGGTGGCACAGATGTTTTAGGCTTTATTTTAAGCAGTAAAAGCACTTTAAGTTTAGGCACTCAAGATTGGGCAACTTGGATGGCTGGGCAGCCTTACACAACTGATGGGTTTGGAGATTGGTATATTACAAATGCTCGTGAAATGTTAAGTATTTTTGATTATGGTGGGACACACGGATTAGGGGATTATCCATTTTATCAAGGGTTTAGTGGCGATGATAGTTTTCATACATCAACAACTTACCATATGAATACTAATCAAGCATTTTATAAAGATAGATATAGAACTAATTTAACAAATGGTACTAAAGGAACAACAAGAAGCACTATATTTATTCGCCAGTTTACTTGGAATGGCGCATCACTAACATAAAATAAAAATATGGCAACTTATAAATTCGAACAATTTAAAATAGAAATAGACAATCCAACTATTTCGGCAAACAAAGATAGCATTCATTTACAAGTGAACAAGAACAC